CAAGAAGAGTGCTTAGCCGCCGCGCTACGCGCCTTAGCAGTGCGCATCAACGGTGCTGACGCCATCCGCCAGGACGTGCTGGACATCGTTGCCGAGCTGGAGGACCAGTGACCACGCTCTACACCTACAAGGTCAACCAAGTGCTGCGCGTCATCGACGGCGACACGATGGTTGTCAGCATCGATCTCGGCTTCAACCTTGCCTTGACCCAGACCATCCGCGTCAAGGGCATCAACGCCCCCGAAGCCCGCACCACCAACCTCGAAGAGAAAGCCCGAGGCTTGGCCGCCAAAGCCTTTGCCGAAGCCTGGCTGCAAGGCAAGCGCCTCCTTATCGAAACCACCAAGGACGACAAATACGGCCGGATGCTGGGCGACTTCATCTGCACCGAGACCGGCACCACCTTCGCTGAAGCCATGCTGGTCGCCAATCACGCTGGCGTCTACGGATGACTCTTGAGCAGCTCACCCCCCTCCAGATCGCTAACGCCAGCCGCCCTACCAACTGCTCTGCCTGTGGTGCTCGCGAGGTCCGCGTCATCGAAACCCGCGCCAACAACCAGGCCATCCGCCGCCGCAAGCAGTGCCTCGCCTGCAAACACCGCGAGACCACTTATGAAATCAGCCAAGCGCAGTACCAGCAACTCCAGACCCTTGACAAGCTCCGCGCTGTTCTTCTAGGCACCGATGCCTCTCCCATCAAGACCAAGCTCACCTGTCTTGACTGCATTTACTGGAAACGTAGTAAATGTGACATGGGTTTTCCTGAGGCTGGAGGAGCATTTGCAGAGGAGTGCTCCTGCTATCAGAATAGATTAGATCATGCCAAGCGTTAGCCAAGCGTGCCTACGGCACAATGAAGCGCAGTTCCGCCGAAGAAGCCTTAAGCATGAATAGCTTGCTAAGTGAATGCTTGGACGATCTTGACGCTGCTTTGCAATGGCTTGAGCTGCCCTATAAACAAAAGCCCCCCTCCCATGAAATAGAGAAATGCCGAAACAATCTTTCAGTTGTCAGAGCTTACTTAGCTGCAAAAGCTAAAGAGCAAACGCCACTTAAGTGGTTGAACCTTCGCACTGGCATCTACAATCCATTGATGAGAGCAGGCTATCAGACTATTGAGTCTGTTTCTTCCTTAACCCCGACTCAACTTCTTGTCATTCCACACATTGGAGTGGGCTACAGAGAAGAGATACTCAAGGCTCTGGAAGGCTGGCATCGAGAGCCAAAAATTCCCTCCCCTCAAGATTCGCATTTTGAACCTTGAAGCGAAGAACTTTAAGCTTGAACAAACTCGCGCCAGCAAGGGCGAATGAACCTTCCAATGCCTTGCGAGACTCTGGGGCAAGGCAAGCCATTCTCTGCTCAAGCATCTCCGCTAGAGCTTCAAGCGAGGCTGCGGACGCCGCGATTTCGGTAGCTGCTCTTTTGTAGGCCTCTGAAATTTCCCGCCTGTCCTCCTGACTGATTGGCAGATCCATTCAATTTCTGGATCGTGATCCGAGTCCAGTCCGGGTAGAGGTTTTCTAGGTGCTGAAGTGCCGCTTCATTGCCACCTGACCAGTCGCGCAAAAGCCCTAGGGCGGGGAAATCCCCCTCCCGAGTAACGACAAATCGGTAAGAAAGCGGTTTCATGGGGAGTATTCTATCAATTAGTGGCAAATTCTGCAAGGTGTCAAGGACTACGAAGGGAAGAACAAGGTTTCCGTTCAAAATCACCCTTGTTCCGCTCGATCAGCCAGCCCCGAAAGCGCCCTGGATCGGGACACACAGATGGAAGCACAGGGCAATTTATAATATAAAAATGAAACTTGAGATACAAATTGAGAAAGCATCAAATAAGGCTAAATACACTTGGTTCAAGTTTTATGCTGTAAGAGGCTATGGTGCTCCAGGCGTGTGTGAATTTATTTGTCCATACTCTGGGATGATTGCGAAAACAGTTAACCCAGAGCAGGCAGCATCATTGAGAAGGTACTGGGCTCAGTGTGCAAAGAAGTCCCGTGAAATACTAGATTGGTTGAGCCTGCTTGATCCAGCAAGATACTCTGCGGAGCTTAATAGCTATCTTTTAAGGACTATTGTAATTACTTACAATATCAGGGAAATTAACAAGTATCGATCTCAACATCTTTTTGAAGAGACAAGCCCATGGCAAGAGCTGTAAGATACCACGAGATGGCCAACAAGCATGGTTGGCCGATGTTCTCCTCAACGCAAACCGACAATCGCTTCGCCTTATGCAAGAAGGCACTGTGCCCTGATAGAAGCTTGCTGGTACGGCTGAAGGACTGCTACCCCTCCGAGCTTGAAACTCAAAAACATTGTAAACTAAGGTTCCTGTCAGAGGAATACTTTAGCGAAAATGCTAGAAACTTGCAGCAACTGGGCTGGGGTGGAAGGTACGTTACTCCAAAGTACGCTTTAGAAGGTGCGTTCTATCCATTCGTAAGGTGTGTTGAGAAAACTAGACCCATGGACTCTGGAATTATTTGGATTGGGACTAGGCATGAGTACCCCAGGATTTACGTTGACAACCTTGTAGCTGACTGGCTTTGCCCCTACGCAAGGAGCGGCCATATCATGACCGAGCCGTTTGAGCCATTGCACCGTGTGCTGGATAACTGGTCGCACCTGGCCGATCGCCGCTACTACCCCTGCTTAACGCTCCCGCCCATGCCAGACCTGTAAAATAAGTTTTGTTGTAAAAGGCTGACCGGGTCACTGCAAGCCCAACTTTCTGGTAGAGTATCGGAGTTCACCTAAGGCAGCCATGTCCCAGCAAACCAGCAACCCTCCTACAGTCGCCGCCGAATGCGAGCGCTTCGACTACTACTTGCCCAGCTTTCACGACAGAATGATGATTGAGGCTGAAACTGAACTTCAGCAAAACTGGACGTCAGTTGCACTTCATGACAAGTATGCACTATCTTGCGTTCCCGAAGATCACGTCTTTGTCTGGGTTCTAAAGCCAGAAGGCTCTCACTTTCTCGAAACTTTCTGCAGGTTAGACGCTCGCGAGTACCACATTCAAGCCGCAGAGAGGAACAAGCTTAGCGCATTTGAAGCTTTCTTTATTCGATGCCAGGACTGTTTCTGCAAGTTCAGGAATAAATACGACCCTACGAAGTACAAGTATTATGTCATGATCAACAAGAACGAGCCATACGGCGGGGAGATGATTCCCTCCACCTTTGAGGAAATGCTTGACCTTTCGTTTGCGCAGCAACTTAAGTGGACTGATTGCGGTATGCAGCCAACCGGGAAGGCTTATCCCCAATGGGAAACCCAATGGGTTGGGACTGAAGGCTGATGATTTGTATCCCTGCTGGGCGGCAAGGCTTGACAGACGCCCGTTTCGTCCTGTAAGATTGACAAGCTGCAAGACAGCGCCACCTCCTTCCATCGCTATGACACCTAAATTCCCGCTCGTAGACAACATGCGCCAGTATGGTGGCAATTTCTTATCAAAGCTTGCTGATGCTATGGTTGCCGCTGATCCCGACAACTTCAAGATTCTTGTTGAAGCTTTCCCGCAAATTGTGGAAAAATACAGCGAGCCTGCTGATCTCTGATTCGACCTTTCCTTCTTTTACTCATGTCCCGAGTTATCGATTTTGCCATCGCCTGCGAGTTCTTTCATCGCGAGGCTTCCCCTAGGGCCGCCTTCCAGCCTGTTGGAGCCCCGACATACTCCGCCTGCCTTGGTCTAGCCCCACAGACTCCCGTGGCCCGTGTGTCGCCCCAGGATGCGCTGGTGATGCGGGCGATGGATCGAGTTGGTGGTGTCCCTCCGGTGTGCCACCTAGGCGCTGATGGCCGGCGACCACTTCACCTGCTTTGGCAGGAAGAGCGTGGCACCAGGCCGGACCACGCGGGCCTGGCTTGATGGACGTCTTCATTCACGTCGTATCTGTTACTGCCGGCATAGCGCTTTACCAGGCAGGTAAAGCGTTAGTGCTTGGTTATCTGCGCCGCAAGCCCTAGCTTCAAGCGGCCCGCCAGAGCCGCGCCAAATCTGGCTAGTCCTTATTGCTCCTAACAGTGAATGATTGCCCTTAAGACCGTTTTTACTGATCTTGAATTGTCGGACGATGGCAAGCTGTTGCTTCAAGAAGCAATGCTAGAGCTTGAGACTGACGAACAAAGCGAAGCCAAGAAGATTGTCAAGAGTCGCCTTGTTGAAATCAAGAGGCTTGAGATTATGCTTGCTAAAGCAAAGGCTGATCTAGCTGAATTACTTGAGCGTGACCAGACGGAAATCCTGATGCTAGAGGGTAACTGATGGACCTGTTTACCGAGAGAGGCTTTCTTGTTGCTGACGGCAAGCGAATGGCGGTCGGCTTTCCGCAAAAAACGTGGGCCAAGGAAGACCGCAGGCTTTGGCTTCTTTCTGATTACTACCCCACCGAGATCTCTTGTTATCAGTCGAGCGTGGACATTCAAACCTTTGGGGGCCCGTTTACGCAGGTGGCTTCTGCCCGGCCAGAAGTAACAATTGAAATCAAGGCCTACAGCGTACAGTCCGTTCCGTTTGAGGAGGGCATTAAACTCTTCCGCAATGCAGACTCCTTGTCTGTTAATGAACTGCTGGCTATCGCTTATCAAAAAATGGATAGCCGCTGATAAACCAGGAACCGTCATTTTTAGCCACCTTGTTATCTGATTATGTGTCTTTCAATTGCTATAGATAGGCCTGATGACGTCCTTGCCGAGGGCGAGCATCTTGGCTTTCAATGGGTCGTTGTAAACAACGGCATGGGCTACCGCTGTGGCTATGCGCGTGTTCCCCTGGGTCACCCTTGGCACGGCAAGAAGTACGGAGACCTAGATGATGTCGCCGTTCATGGCGGGGTCACTTTTACCGAAGCGGACGTGCCCTGTGACGCACCGGGCGCTGACACCGACTGGTGGATCGGGTTTGACTGCGCTCACGCCTTTGATGCCCCTGATCCTGAGCTGGCGCGATCCCGCTCCGACTCAGGCCCCTCTCTATCCTTCTTGAACAACCTCCTTGTAGATGGCGACAGCGAGCGATACGAAGTTCGCACCCAAGCCTATGTCGAAAACGAATGCCGTTCGCTATGTCAGCAAGCGTCAAGCGTTATCGAACTGGCAAAGTCATGACTAATTTCTCTCTCCCTGCTAATTCCTTTTCATTGTCTTACATCATGAAGCATTTCCTGATCCTGCTGCTACTGGCTGCACCTGCGGCTGCACAGTCCATCGACCCAATTGCATATGGCCAGCGTTTTTGTGCATTACGCCGGATGGACATTGATACTGATGCAGCTCGCAAGGCTGCTGTCACCTATGCCTATATAGCTAATCGTAGCTCCCTCAGCATGAAGGATGATGCGCGTGCCGCTACTGATTATGTTTTCGCGCACTGTGCGGAATTAGTCAAGTGACTAATCGCATCCTTGTCTTAGTCTTATTGGCTGCCACGTATGCCATCGGCCATGCCAGTGGACGCGAGCAGGCAGTACAGGCATTTACCCAGCAATCCGCTTGCGTCAAATGAACGACTCTAATTACTGCGGCATTTGCAATTATTGGAGTGGCCAAGGGAAAGATTCCCAAGGCCTTTGCCGTAGATATGCGCCGAGTCCGACTGCTGCCACTATGAACAAATTGGCTGTTCTCTGGCCAACCACTTGGGACGCCGACTGGTGCGGTGAGTGGAGGGCACGCCCGTGACTATCGCCAATATGGAGCCCGTCCAACAATTACCCCGACGCTATTAAACCCATGGATGCTTTCTGGTTACCGCCTGATGTTGATTGTGAAGCTGTGTACAGGCTCGGAGGAGCCCGAGAAGAGCTAAGCCTTGTTGTTCACTCTGATTCCAAGATAAGTGTTCCGGCGCTGCCCGTGTTGTTTGCTTATCAAATAACTTTATGGGTGGCTGTGCGATACAGTGAAGCCTTGCCAGACAAAAAGCAATATTGCTTTCACCTTGAGGCCCAAAGCGCCACTTCGTTGCATGAATTGGCGAAGCTGATTGGCGGGAATGTTAGGGATGGCTTTCACATTGTTACATCCAGCAATGGCAACGCTGGCCCTTGCTTTCTTTCGATTCGAGAACTATTGTGAAGTTCGCACTAACTTGGAGGGAGCCTTGTCTAACTATCGCAAGGCTGAAATTGGCAGAAATCAAGCTAGCGCCCTCTATCTTCAGACCCAGGCTACTTGGCTCCAGGCTGAGGGCATGTTGGAATCTATTGAAGAAGACTGCCGCAAAGCTGGCTTCGACCCGACCTGCTACCTTGAGGATGAAGCCAATGCTTAGTCGCCAAATGTTTCACTGGATTAAAGAGCAATGGCTTCGCTTGGAATTGCGGCACCAGCAGTGGAAGTATCATCGACATTTGGCAAGCCTGCTTCCAGGCTCAGACGTTGAACGTTATGCTGCTGGTCGTGGGTTTAACCTGCAACTTGTCAAGGCCTGTCAACATGAATTGAGGGATCGCCAATGGACGGGCTAAAGAATGGACTTGAAAGTTTTGAAGTCCAAGTTAAAGGATTGGACTGGCCAGCAACGCTGGGGCCTCATACTACTTTGCTAGGGCCTGTGAACAATCACGGCTATTTTCGCTGGTACTATAGCTTCTCCCCTTACATGGATAGATGCCTTGAATTGAGATGCTTCAAGGTGAATCACTTGCTTGGAGCAATTGCTATCGGAAAGCTTGACAGCTTGTCCATTGATACTTGCAAGACCGAAAGGCAAAGGTCTCAACTAATTGCCAAATGTATCAGGAAGGCGGAGCCTCTTTAATGAAAATCTATGTAGCAGCATTTAACCACACAACCTTCAGCATTATTGCTGCCAACCTCTCTGACGCCATTCAATGCGCAAAAGAGCTGGCTGGCCCTGGAGCGATTTTTCTTTCTTGCATCCAGCGGGAGGAGTGGTAGAATAACGCCATTCATCTGTAAAACCCATTCATCCGATGATACAAGGCTACGACAACTGGAAACTTGATAGCCCCGAGTGCCTCTCCGAACCCGACTCGCCCGAGGAAGTGGTAGGTGGCGAGCACGGCCCCTTTGCTTGGCAAATCTTTTGCCAGACCCAGAAGCAGAACAATGTTGCAGATTGGGCATGGAGAACTTGCAAGAAAGGGCCATTCACTACGCCAGTCACTAGGCTGATCTTTCGACTTGAGTTCATTCAAGCTAAACTTCGCAAGCTATACGGCCCCCTTCGAGTTGCTGGGCGTAACTGTAGCGACTGGGTTGACCAAGGTTACCTTGATGCCTGTGCTGAAGTGGAGGCTACTTGGAGGGAAGAACTTTCTTACCACTCTGCAAAGTCCATTCAAGACAATGACTATTCTATTGGTTTGTGTTTATCTGAAATCTTTTTAGGTGATGAATGATGAAAAGCAAGAACATTGCTTTCTGGTCCTCAACACCCCAGCAGGGCAAGACAACTGCTGCGAGGTTCTTGATGGACAATCTTGGTTATACAAAGATCGCCTTTGCTGATCCTTTGAGATTCATGATTGAGAGGTTGCTTCACTCTGCTGGCTATTCATACAATGAAATTCATTGGTTCTTGAACGAAGGCAAGGAGCAAGACATTGAAGCTATTGGGGCTAGCTATAGGCATCTTGCTAGAACACTTGGCACTGAATGGGGCCGGAATCTCATTCATCCTGAGCTATGGCTAAAGATTGCTGAGCAAAAGTTCATTCATACGGACCCTCCAATTTGCGTTGATGATGTCAGATTCCTGAATGAGCTGGAGCTACTGCGTCGGCATAACTTTGCATTGGTCAAGGTTGTGCGCGATGTCTCCAGATCTGATGCTGATACCCACAAGTCTGACGTTTCGCTAAGAGACTTTGATGGCTGGGACCATGTGATTGAAAACAATGGCACCCTAGAGGAGCTGTGCTCAAAAGTTAGAGGCATAGCGTGGAGCTGACTAACTTCGAGAAAAGGTTGCTGCTTGTAGCATTGAAGTTCTTCTATAGAGCTGGTCCACACTTTATCTCAATGCTTTGGGATGGAGACTCTCCACCCAAGCAAGCTGATTGGGAGCAGTGCAAGATAAAGATAAAAAAGCTTTACAAACAAATTAAAGGAACTATTGATGACGGTTGCATCCCAGAGCCTGAGACTTGCAGAGATCACATTCGCAAGCAACCAAAGGTTTAGGTACGTTTACACTGCTGGAGGCTTCAAGATTTGTAGTAAATGTTGTGGGACTGAACGCAATAGGTTTGCACTTGACACTTTATGGTTTGCCAAAGCTGATAACGCAAACAAAACACCTTACTTCTTGAAATGCGATAACTGTGGAGATTTTATCTTGCCAAGGTAAACGTTAAAGGTTGTATATTCACTATCCCGCAACCTTGCAGGCAGACCTTAAGGGTTGAAGCGCTGGGCGAGCTACCTTAGTGGCAGAGCGCCTGGCAACCTTACTGTTACGGTTGGCGAACCTGTTAGGACGGTTCGCTTGCATATCCGGGGCTGGTGTGGTATTATGGGTTTGTCGGGGAGCTTACAGGCAAACCGGCGCTTAACCTTACACGTTACAGGCTATGCAGTCTACAGTTTGCGACACTTCGCCAGCAGCGCAGAAGTTACTTAAGCAGCTTCCAAGCTTACGGCAAGAGTTTTATTCCTTGCTTGTTACGCTCAAGAAGAATGAAGATTGGCGCTCCCTGCGTCAAGACTTTTATAGCTTTGACCCTACTGATTCGACCCCTTACATTTACCTGACGGTTGGCTGTACCTTTGACTTTGAAGAAGGCTACATCACCTGGAACTACCAGACTGGAGACAACAGCTTTACTGGTGGAGCTTACGGGCATCCCGAATGGTTCAACACTTCACTCTTTGGCCGTAGCAACTGCAAGGCTCTTGCTGAAGACCTGATAGATGAGATTGCAGAGCGCATTTACGAACTTAAATCTTACCAAGGACTTTAGATGATGAACCCTTCCCTCCAGCAGCTTGCTGCTACTTTGCTTTGGTCTGAGAATGACAACTCTACACCTGAAGGTGGAGAACCATTCGACAAGAACTATGACGTTTGCGACATTGAAGAAGCTTCACTAAACGAGCTTCACCGGAGGTTCCAGGCTTTTGTCAACAAGGCTGAAGCTGAGATCACCAAGCTTAAAGGTTCCGACTGGAGTTCTATTGATGACTTCTATACAGGCTCAGGCACTGGTGGCTTCTACCTTGAGCAGGACTACATTATGACTGTCAATGGTCATGGTTGCGGGTTCTGGGAAAAGTCTGATTGGGAGCCTAAAGTTGGCAGGATTCTGACCGACCTTGCATCACAAGATAAAGAGATTCACTGCTTTACTGATCATGTAGATCATGGTCAGGACGGCAGAGTTTATATTGAGTTCTGCTAACATGCGAGAAACTACTTTCCAGCTTTATCGTTTGAGCGAGCTTGGTCGTTCAATGACATGGCAAGAGTACAAAGTCTATGGCTATGGCTTGACGCAGTGGCAAGATCATGGGTTGAGTCGTGAGCTTGGCCCAATTGCTCATTGGAGTTTGAACCTTACCCTTGGCGAGATTGAAGATTTCTGCCCTTTCGCGGGCAGAACAATGGCAAAGGTCTTTGCGGAAACCCTGAATCTTCCGCAATTTGCGGTTCCAGATGGGCCGTTGAGAAGCTATAGCGAATACGCTAAGCGACCAATCGTCAAAGACAATCTCTTGATTGATTTCTGATGGCTAACCGTTGGCAGCTTACTTGGCTTTATCGAGACAATGAAAACAACACTCAACGGGGAAAGCTTGAGGCTGATGACTATGGCTGGTTGAATAAGCGAGCCATGAAGTTAAAGTCTGAAGGCTGCGTCAACATCCTTGTATCCACGAAGCAATCTATGAACTACGATTCAAGCAGTCTTCCTGATACAGATTGGAGTTGGGAGGGTGCAATGGCCGGGGCCGATGGTTACAATGGCAGAGCTTATGTTGCCAATGTTGCGCAAGATCCTCAAGGTCAGCTTTGGGTATTTACCAAGGCTGGACGTTATAGGGTTCACCGCGAAGAGTTTGCACGCAAGTCGATTAGCAGCGAGCACCTTGCAGGCTTGCCGCTTCAGCTTGAGCCTTCCAGTTAGCAGCCAGGAGGTTCTCAGCCCCTCCCAGCAGCCTCAAGGAGGCAGGCTCCACCCTGCTGGCAAAGGTTGCAGCTTCCAGCAGCAGACCACCCTTGCTGGCGATTCCCACCCTACAGATTGAAACATGGGGAAGCCAAGGAATCCGTATCGCTTTACAAGAAAAGAAACAGTTGCAAGGTTGCAGGCTACAAAGAGTTACCTTGGCAACAAGGAACGTCTTGCTTTCATGCAA